GTTCACGACGGGTGCGCTCGCCGTCGTTGAAGTAGTGGTTGCACGACTCACAGCGCATTGCAGTGGTGCGCCGGACTTCGTCGTAATCCCATTCGCCGAATTCATCCCTCGCCGACTTGCTCCACTCTACGCATTCCCATTTAAACGGCTGCCGGTGATGGCACTCGGGACAAGCAAACGTCCACTCGCGCTGGTCAGTTGATTCGAACTTCCTGTGGGTGTCATCGTCCTCCTCCCCGCCCTGACTCATGAAGATACACTTGCCGAGCCAACCGAAGGCAGTGACGCGTGCCTCGGCTTCCGCCATGTGACCGACCGGCCAGCGCCACGTCTCGTCCCCGATCAACCAGCGAATCGAGCGTCGCTGAAGGTTGGTCTTATTGTGTGCGCCAAGAATCCAGAGCGTCATTCCGTTGTTGAACTGGATCGTGTTGTTCTTGCGCTTGTGGCGGTGGATGCCGGTCGGCATGAGTCGTCTCACAGGCTCGCATTGGTCGAAGAGCTTCTGCAGGCGCGACTCGGAATAATCGCGGGCATCCTCATCGGTTTGATCGAGCCAAAGGGCTGGCCCCGGAAGGTTGGCGATGATGTAACAAATTGTCAGCTCGGGCGCGGTGGTCTTAGAGGACTGAACGGACGCGATAATCGAAACGAGTCGGATGCGTGGATCGACCAATGACTCCATGACCTCGCGAATCCACGGCGAATTGTCCGACCGGAAGCGTCCCGGGTTGGGCGAGTAGGGAATCCCCTCGATGTGATCCTCGCACCATTGCCAGGCAGGCCGACGGTCGGGCGGTTGCCATGCTTCGCGCCAGATGTCGTTTAGCACTTTCATGATTCGTGGAGGCAAAGGAGAACCTCATCAATCGCCTGTCGGCATTCCCGCTGGATGCCGGTGGCGTCGAGACCGGATAGGATGGGCGGAAGTTCGTTTTCAAACTTGGCTCTCAGGATGGAAGTCGCTCGGGCGACATGGCCGATCCACTCGCTCTTCACCAGATGGATCGGAACGTATTCGCCCCTTTTCACGGCGATGCGGAGTTCGCGCTCCTCGACTTCGGCGAGCAACTTGCGCGCCTTGAGAGCCTCCTCGTTGCCGACCGGAGTTTTGCCTGCCTTGAGTCCCCGCAGCCGGACGAACTCGCGCCAATCGGCCACCGGCCACAAGCCGTTGGACAGCGGCTTCGGAGAACCCTCCATCTTCTGCCAGGTGTTAAGCGTGCGGCGACTCACACCTAACACAGCAGCAAGCTCGACGAGCGTCTTTGCATAGGCGAGCGTTTCCTCGCTGCCAGCCGCCCGTGATTCAATGCGCGCCCGCTCGGCCACGGTGAGCGGTTTTCCGGCCGCAACTTTGCGAACTACGTTTTGAAAATCCGCGTCGAGAATCTTTTCCGCGACGTCAGCGGGTAGCGCGGGTGATGTCGAATTCCCTTGGCTCATGGTTTCACGGCGACCCATCCGGCGAAGTTGAGGTGCCGCCAGAAGCAATCAACCGAGGTGAAGCCTTCCTGATGGAGAAGCTCCTCGTTCCAGCGGGCGGTGACGGGCACCAGCACGCCTTCGAGCGACAGCCGCTTGCGGTCGATCTGACTCTCGGAGTATCCATTCTCCCGTTTGATGTTGAGGAACAGGTTCACGAACGCCTCGTCGAGTTTGGAAGTCGCGCCGAGAATCTTCTCCACGAGGATAAAGGCTCCACCCGGAGCCAGCGATTCGAACACGCGGCGGATGATCTGCTGGCGATATTCGATAGGCGTGAACTGTAGCGTGAGAACCGAGAGCACGAGGCTGGATGTCACACCGGGGAACTCATGGCGCAGGTCGGCAGACTGGATGGTGACGCGATTGCCGTGCGGGTGGTAGTTGAAGTTCTGGCGTGCCGCCTCGATCATCGGCTCGCTGATCTCCAGGCCGATGTAATCGTTGGCCGCGCCGAAGTTGGCGACGAATGGCAAGAGCGCCTGACCGCGGGAACATCCCATGTCGATGATGGCGGTGCCGGGTTGCACGAAGCTCCGTCCTACCTCGTAGGTCACCATCCGCATCGCGTTGTATTGCGGAATCGACCGTTGGAGCATGTCGTCAAACACGGCGGTCACTTCCTGATCGAACTGCCAGGCTCCGCGGGGAACGACTTCATCACGTTGGGCTTCACTCATGCCCGCGTGGCGGATGTCAACGCGGCAGACGTTTCACGATCCGCGTGCCTTCGGTCAGTCGGTCACCTTCAGGGGTCACCCAGAAGCACGGGATCGAAAACTTCGCATACATATCGCGAGTCCGTGGGTTGCTTTCGATCGCGATGTAGCGGGCGTCATCGCCATGAATTGGGAACACGTCCTTCTTGAGCAGATGCTCCTTGATCGCAGGTGGGTTCCACCAGCCCTTTGGTGCGAAGCACGAGTCCTGCGGACGCCAGCCGGTTTGCTCCTCGATGCGGTCGAGCGTCTTGATCGTCCAGGTTTCCGGGCGGGCGGTGATGAGAACGACCGTGTGAGGCTGCACAAGTTCCACCAGCCACTGCCGGTATTGCTCGTTGGCCAGTCGCTTCTCCATGCGCTCGGGCGTGGTGCCGCGTGCCGGATTGTTCGCCACCAGCGTGTAGTTAAGGTCTAGCAGGATGATCATAGGGTAATCTGAAGACGTTGGGAGAAAGAGTCCATGGCGCATTTCGCGAGATCCATACGAGTGCCGTCTGGATAGGGCAGGTTGAACTCAAACTCGATGGCGGCGCGAAGGCGGGCGGGATCAACTGGCAGGGCTGACGCACAGGCCGCGTTGATGTTGTTGGAAAAGTCGTCCACCTTCACCGAGCGGAAGAATGGGCCGAACAGGGAGTGGAACTCGGATTCGGTGTGATACTTCTGGACCTTGGGTTTGTCCTGAAAATCCCCGATGCGGATGCCCGGTTCGTAGTCGAGGCGGAACGCGATGTTGCCCGCATTGCTTTCGTTCATGAACGACTTGCCATTGACCTGCCGCCAGCCGGATTCCCCTGCCGATGATGCGCAGGCATAGACCTTGGTAAAGGGCTTGCACAATGCGGCGCAGAGGCAGGCGATGTGCTCGCGGTCCTCGCGGAAAGGCACGGAATTCAGCACGCTCGCGATGAAGATGCTCGTCCATTCCTTGCCAGCCGCCACTTCGGCTAAAAAGATGCGGGTCAGTTCGATGCTCTCCGCTTTATTGATGCCCCCTGGTCCGAGTCGGTAGGGTTCGAACGGCGTGCAGTCGATTCCTGCTTGGCGAAGGAGAAAGGTTTCGGTCAGGTGGCCGGCACCGAAGTCGAGGATGGTCGTGCCGTGTTCCTTGGTCCAGCGGGCGCGGTCGGATGCCTTGCCGATGTCGAAGTCCTTGCATGGCTTCGCGCCGTGGGTGGCGAAAACGAAGCCGTTGCCAAGCTCGCGCCTCACACGGCGTGCCCTGCGAAACGAGTTGAAGCGCAGCATGTCGGCATAGCGCGTGTGGATGTCGAAGTCCATCGAGAGCAGGTTCATCATCGCCCGGGCGAACTCCGCTTCTTCGTCGGTGACGAAGACCACGGGCGCGAATGCGACTCCCTTTTCCGCGAGCATTTCCAACCGACCGATGCCGTTGATGACGGTCAGATCCTCGCGGCAGACGATGGGCATGAGGATGCCGTGGCGATGCAGGGTGCGGGCAAGGTTGCGAGCATATTGAATCCAGCGACCTGAGTTCACCCGGCAGAGATCTTTCACGGCGACTTCCGCGGGCTTGAGGCAGCGCAGGAATTCGTCGCTTCCCACTTCCTTGTCGGGGATGCGGGCGGCAAGCGCTTCGATGTCGATCGATTGCAGTTCGCTGGTGACTCGACCGGGCGTGCTATTGAAATCGAAATCGTTGGTCGCCCGGTTGAACACGATGTTGAGCGCCTTGCGTTGGTCGAGATCGAGTGCCTTGGTCCGGGATACCGGAACGTGCGTGGCACCCATGCGAGAGGCGACGAGGTGGCGCTGGTGGCCGGAAAGAATCTCGCCGTCCGAGTCGGCAAAGATCGGGGCGATGAAACCGAGCTTGCGAAGCGACAGTTCAATCAGGTCAAGACGCTCGGCAACCGCCGACCTTGGGTTGTAGGTCGATGGACGAATGGCGTCGATGGATTCGAGGGTGATGTTCATAGTCCGAGGCGGCTGCGAATTTCGGTGAGCACGGATTCCTTGTCGAAACCGGCGTCTTGTTTCACGCGGTCGCACCACGCGATGAAGTCTTCCTGAGTGATGCGAAACCGATAGAGTCCGACCGCGACGGTGACATCACTCTTGTCGAGTTCCTTGTCGTGACGGTCGTCGTCATCCTCTTCGTCGTCATTGCCGCCCGGATTGAGCAGGCCCTCGATGTCGGCAGGCTCGAAGCCCGCGAGGATCGTGTCGAAGTCGATGGACTTCCACTCGCTGGCGATTTTTTCGAGTTCGTTGAGATCGACTGTGGAAAGTTCGGCCAGCCGGTTGTCGGCGACCAGCACGGCGAGTTCATCGTTCTCGGTGGCGAAGTCCTGATAGTCCACCGGCACGACTTCCGCGCCGAGATGTTTGGCGGCCATAAGGCGGCCGTGACCGGAAACGATCAGGCCGGTGAGCTTTGAGACGGTAATCGTCTGTCGCCAGCCGAAGTAGCGGATGTTCTTGGCGAGCAGTTCGATCTGCCGCTGCGGGTGCGTGTTCGGGTTGCGCGGGTTCGGCTTGAGTTCGCCGACTGGCACGAGCTTGTCGAAGCTGCACCAAACTTCGATGCCATTGGCGAGGGTGCGGGCTTTGGGAGAGTGATCGGTCATTGCCGTGGATGCGGCTGTCAACAGTCGCTTGCATCCAGCCAGGACTCCAGATCCGCAAGGGCAGCTCGGACACATCCGCCAGAACCCACCGCGATACGCAGTGAGGTGGCTTCATCGACCGGCCAGTGGTGGCGTAGCATGGTGGCAATGTCCTCGGTGGATGGGGCGGCCAGCTTGATCGACTGGAAGCGCGTCTGGAAACGCTCCGTGAGTAGGTCGAGTTGCAGGTTACTGGTGCCGATCACGGCGCGACCCGGCGGCAGGCGGTCGAGGTAGCTCAGGAGCAAGTCCTGTGCATCCCGCGTGCAGCGATCCATCTCGTTGATGATCTTCACCGAATAGACTCCGAACATCGACTGGTAGGCGAGATTTGCCATCCACTGTTTCACGGTTTCGACGGTGACGAGCTTGCCGTTGAATTCCTCGACTGCGAAGCGCGTGCCGGATAGGGCGTCGGCCACCATGTCCGCGATGCTGGTCTTGCCGACACCGGGTGGGCCGTAGAGCAGGATCTTCACCGGGACGGCAGGATCATCGTGGAGTTTTAGCGCCTTGGTGACGAGTCGAGCTGCGACGGTGGCTGCTGGGCCGCAGAGGTCATCGGGGGCGGTAGGACGCCACGCCAGCGGCGGGCTTGTGGGACGTGGGGACGGGGTTGGTAGAATCTTCAAGGATCGTGACATGGGGATCTGAGTTGGAGTGGGTGATGGCCCGGGCGACGGCCTCCGCGCCCTTGCGGTAGAGGGTGACGGCGAGCAGTTCGCCGTTCACCGTCACCGACCAGTAGCGCGTGGCGTAGCCATCGGTTTTGCGGTATTTTTCGACTGCGATCTTCATCAGAAGTTGTAGTCGTGGAATTGGCGGCGGCCGGGAACGACCGCCTCGCCGTTGGTAGTGCGGAACCAGCCGTCCTTGCGGAGGCTGGCGCGATGAACCTTACCCTGCGGATTCGGCGAGTATAGGTAGGTCTGCTCGGCGTTGTTCACGCAGTGGCCAGCGAATCCGCCAGGGGCAAACTCGGGTTTCCAGTCGTCGAGAACGGCGGTGTCGCTTTGCAGATAGAGGGTCTTGCCGCTCGGGCTGACGCGGATCACCGTGCAGGCGGTTCGGTCAGAGTAGTGGCAGACGGTAGCCCCGTCGCCGACGATTGGGTTCCAGTCAGGGGCGCTCATTTTCCCCAGCCCTCCCTCCGGCTGCGGGTCTTGATCGTGTTGGGCGAAAGGCCGAAGTGTTCGGCGGTCTGCTTCACGCTGCGGCAATCAAGCCAGTGGGCTTTCACCTGTGACCAGTGGTCGTCACCATGGCCGGGATTGCCGACCTTCTTTGCGGGCTTGGGTGGAGTGACCTCCGCTGGCGTTGGTTCAGGCTCAGCCGCGTCGGCGAACGCGTCGTAACGTCCCGGGCTTGCCTCGGGTTCTGGACGGGTGATCGGCACGATGTTCGCGGCGGGCGTGACATTGCTGCCGTCGCCCCCGGCGAGGATTTCCGCGACGATCTCACGGATCAGTGGCACCGGGATTTCGGTGATGGTGAAGACCAGTCCGTTGAGCGTCTTGCGCCCGAGGGACTGCTTGAGGAATTTCAGAGCTTCGCCTCGGGTGCGACCTTGAAAGCGGCCTTCAAAGACGTTGGTTTCCTTGTCGTCGCACACGATGTAATACAGTTTGTTCATGGTGGTGTTTGGTTATGGTTTTGGGGTGGTGACGTTGCCGTCGGTGTCGATCCGGACGCTGAACACCAGCAGTCCGAATTTGGTTTGCTTGGCGAAGTCGGCGCGGAACTCGCGGGCATGAATGCCGGCCATCAGATCGACCGGCAGGATGCGCCGGGCAGTGAAGCCGTTTTTCTCAAGTCCGCGGATGCCTTGCTGCATCGCCTTGGTCAGGTGGTTGTTAGGGATGGATACTGTTGTCATAGCATCCCTCATCTGCCCGTCTGATCGGGCACGTCCATGTCTTTTTTCGTCTTTCTGTTGGGTGGATTTCATGACGGAAGTGGGCGGTTGATTTGGATGGTTCGGCCTTTGGTTTCACCGGCGACGTAGCTGCCGGAATGGAGGTGGCGGCGGCGTTGCGGGCGGTTGCGGAGCTTGCCGTAGTTCTCCTCGACGTAGCGGGTGATCACCGCCTGCTGGTCCACGACGACCAGTCCGTAGGTTTGTCGCTGTTCGGCGGCGTAGGATTCCTCGGCCCGTTGTTTCGCCGCCTTGAGT